CTTTTCAACTCTGGTTCTTCAGATGGTTATCCTAAATGTGCATTTAGTGAGTACTTACCATCTACTTATAAGGAACTTTTGGAACTCTGATGTAGTAAAAAATGATTAAAAATATAATTAACCTGTTATCTAAAATCTTTAGAAGAAAATCCTTGTGCAAAGACTCATTTGACGTTAATATTAAGTCACAAGATAAGTTGAAAGAGATTTTTGGTGTTGATAATGATATGAAGTATGGAGATTTCTCAGCTCAGACAAAAGAGAAGAGGGATCAATTAAAAAAGCTTCTTGAAACTATCTCAAAAGACCCAGATCGACTGTGATATTTCCAAATATGAGATAACATATTTAATCTTTGCAAAATTTTTAAATTTTTATCAAAAAAAACAATTATTTTTTGTGATTCCTAAAAAAATAAAATATTTTCCTTGGATGTCGAGGGAAGCAATAAAAAAATCTAAAGCTTTAGGTTCCATCAAGAATTCAATTACGTCAGGTGGCGGGAATTTAGCTGGTTATCTGGGTGAAATCGCTTTAGCTAGACATTTAAAAGCAGATAATATTTCATGCGATGAGGGAAGCGAGAAATACAATTACGATCTGGTAAAAAACAAAAAAAAGATAGAGGTTAAAACAAAGAGGAGGACCAGAGATGTTGAAGACCATTATGAAGTCTCAATTGCTGCGACCAGTAAACACCAAAAAACTGATGTTTATGCCTTCATCTCAATCACATTCAAAGAGAAAAAGGGGAAAGGCAAAGCGGCCACTTATCATGGAGTCGAATCAATTTGGTTGTGTGGTTATATGCCTCAAGATGAGTATTTCGAAAAGGCGAAGTATATGAGGAAAGGCCAGATAGATCCATCGAATGGGTTTGTAGTCCATGCCAACATGTATAATATGCCCATAAAAGAATTAAAAAGTAAAGTATGAAGAGGGTATTTGAGAATTTCATTATTTTAATTGGTTCGATTGTCATTGGCATTCCCCTTGGTTTGGTTGTTGGTTTAATCTGTTGGTTCAGGTTCCCTTATCAAGTATACCTAGAAGCTAGAGTCAAGTTAGCTAATAGAAGAATAGAAGAAGCAGTAGAATTCATCGAACAACACAAAAAAGAAAACTCTGCTGAAGGAATGTGGGAAAGACACATAGAAAGAATGGAATCAAAACAAAAAAAAATATGACAATTGAAGAAGTTATAACCATGCTGGAAGAGACTACTAATAGTCTCAAGGATACACTAAGAAAGAAAAGCTCCGATTATACAGGTGGAGAAGGTAGTAAAGATCCATTTGCAAATTTTAAAGCGACTGAAACTCTTGATGTAGATCCTGTAATTGGGGTGATGATTAGAATCATGGATAAGATTCAGAGAGTTAGATCTTTTGTTTATGATGGTAAGCTGAAGGTCTCCAACGAGAGTGTTTATGATGCCTTCGATGATATCATTGGATACACCATCCTAGCTAAAGCAATGACCCAAGAGAAGCGTGGTAAGAATTTAAATTAAAAAAAATCAAAAAAAGCCTTGCATTGGGGTGTTCGTTGATCCATAATGACCTCGTTATGGAATTCGAACACCCCATTTTTAATACACCTGAAGAGTATGAAGAGTATCACCAGATCATGGCTGAGTTAGCGGAGGAGGCAGAGAGGAATGCTCCCGATCCTCGCCCTCAAGATCTCGGCCTGAATAATAATTCATATTTTAATCAAAAAAATGTTGACACCCGCAAAGTCCAAGCTTAATCTACCAACAGTTATGAGTAATACACCAAAACGAGGTCGTGGTCGTCCTAAAGGTTCGACCAGTTTCATCAGCATCAAACTCGCTGATCTTGTCAACAACCTTGGCTTGAATGCTAAGGTCTCTGTTAGTAAGAGATGGCTAGAGGGTGTCGGTTTCGAGATTGAGGAATCTCCAGCCCCAGCTCCAGCTCCAGCTCCAGTCATGACGATATCATCTACCACTGATGAGCCTAATTCAGAAGAAGTAATTCAATTCGAAATTCACTAAAGCTATGTTCGAAACACTTGTAGGCCAAACTGAGGTCAAAAACCGTCTAGGGTTCTATGCCAAAGCTCACAAAGCTGGCTCAATCATTCCCCCCATCATGCTTAATGGAGCTAAGGGGTTGGGTAAGACTGAGTTCGCTAAGGACTTTGCTAAGGGAATCAAAAAAAGACTTCTTGAGATTAACTGCGGCACAATTCGCAATGCTCAGCAGTTCTTTGAACAAGTCTTTATGCCAGCTATCGCAGGAGAGGAGATTACCATCCTCTTCGATGAGTGTCATGCCTTACCTAATGATTTGGTTGAGGTGTTCCTCACAGCTTTCAATGTCGAGGGAGCTAAAACTAAGCAGGTATCTATTGGGGAAGGGTTCGCAACCTTTGATTTCGAAAAACAGAATTTCTTGTTTGCGACTACTGAGCTTCATAAGATCTTCGATCCCTTGAAGGATCGCATGACAATTGTTGATTTCAAGCCTTACAATTCTAAAGATCTTGCTCATATCATCAAAAAGAAGCTTAGTTGGGTGGAGTTCGACGACTCTATTCTCAGTCAGATTGCTGACACTGTTCGCGGTAACGCTCGCAGCGCAATCAAGAGAGCTTTGGAGATCAAAGCCTTCTGCGAGATCAAGAACAGGTCCAAAGTCCGAGCCGCAGACTGGGCTGAGATGAAGCGCCTCTTGGGTATCAAGCCTCATGGTCTAACGAACCTTGAAGTGCAGATCCTCGACGTTCTCAAATCCAATGGCCCCAGTTCGCTCCAGATGCTGTCTGCTGTCACTGGAATGTCCCGCTCTGCCATCCAGCTAGATGCAGAGAACAACCTCCTGCGTAGCGGCTTCATGGAGATCGACGGTAAGCGGAAGATCACAGCTAAGGGAACATCCATACTGAAGGAGTTATCATGAGGTATGTAGTATCACAATGGGGGAGTGGTCTATCAGTCGGATTGATTGGTAGGCCAGAGGAAGTAGAGGAAGATAAGAACTTGGCTCATAATATATTTGGGGCTAAGTCATATGATGATGTATTTAATGGGCGCATCAATTTTAAAAGTATTTTTTATTTTTATAAATTCCTCTGGTATAAAAACGCCCTCCCATACATGGCCAAACACAACTGCTCCCTGCGTTCAGCTACCAAAGCCACCAAGGACAACGTCAAGCAATACACCATTATCAAAGAGAACTTCATGTCTGTTATAAGTAGACTACCAATACATTATAACATAGGGAATTATAATGATGGGGACTTTGGGTATGAATATGAAGACTAATATGAGCTTGCTTATAAGAATGAAGTCCCCACTCTCGTTCAACAAGAATTATTTGTTTAATTATGAAAGCTAAACCAAAATTCAACCCAATTCCCAAAGACATAGGAGATTATCTTGCTTACAGTGAGGAATCAAAAACTGGGCTTGTTAATAAGGTCACTAGGAGTGCTAATGCTGTAGAAGGTCAAGAAGCTGGTTGTATTAATAAAAAAGGATATTTTACAGTTGGGTTTAATGGTAAATACTATCGCAATAATAGAGTAGTTTACTTCCTATACACAAGAATAGACCCAGAAGAAAAGCAAGTTGATCATATAGATGGGGATAAATTAAACAATAAAATTTCCAATCTTAGGTTAGCTACATATAAGCAGAACGGAGATAACAGAAAGAAATCAAGAAATAATACTAGCGGGGTAACTGGGGTTTATTGGCACAAAAGAATAAATAAATATATGTCGAGTATTCCACATAATTACAAGAATCTTAATCTTGGCTATTTTAATAAATCTGACAAAGACAAAGCTATAGCAGTCCGTATAGCAGCCGAATTAGACCCCAGATTCAAAGACCAAGAATATAGACATGACCACAATGACAAACATATGCCCTCCCCAGAGATGTTAGTCTGGGCTAAACAATACCTTGAAGATAGAATAGAAAGGCTAGGTTGGGATATATAATATTACTTATTTGTAATTATAAAATTCTTTGATTGTTACATATTGTAGCCCCGACTACCAAAAACACAACATATAGTATGCTTTTACGCCCAATTACCAAACCCAAACAACCACGTCCAACAACCCCCAATCCCTTATACAACATACAACACACCAAACTTATACATAATAAACATATAAGAGAATATAGTAAAGGGAAATATAGGAGGAGGGTGTTTAAAATGTAGGGTGTGGATTGGCCATATTAATTATTTAAAAATATTAAAAACTCCCCATTCGACAATTTTCCTTGATTTTACAAGGGTTTCAGCCTCTTTGCGTCACGTAGCTGGTGCAGAGAGGTTTTTTTCTTTTGTTTAATTCGGTAAAGCGGAGCAAAGAAAATTATAAAAAAAGTCAATTTCTGCTCGGGGGTAAATACAAAAAGTTTTTAAAACTTTTACCTCGCTGCACAGATCACGTTAAAAAACAATAAAAAAAGTGCAGGTTGGGCGATATGCCCCAAATAAACACGCCCCCGCTGCCGACCAGCGTCCAGATCTAATCAAATCGCGCAAATAATACAACGCCCCGAACAAACAAAAACAAAATCAAATAATGCCCAGATCAAACAAAACATTTTAAATAACTAGGTCCGCAAATAACGTGGCTGGTCCAGATCGACGCAGATCGTACAAATAAAACTAAATAAACCCAGATCAAATAAAACACCCCAAATAATGTTAGGTTAGGGGAACCAGCCACGTTCG